GAACAGGAAATCTGAGTGGCTTGCGCTTGGTATAGAAAGCGAAGAAGGCCGTGGTGACAATCTACTAAAGTTCTCTGATGCTGCCAAGATACCAAAGCGCATCACTAAGGGCACTTCCTCATCATCTGATGAGATTACCCGTGCAGCAAAGGGCGCGAATGGTGAGCAGACAGGCACATCAATATTTGACCCTACGTTATGTGAGTTGGCCTATAAGTGGTTCTCGCCCCCAGGCGGGTTAGTCCTAGACCCGTTTGCTGGCGGTTCAGTCCGTGGCATAGTTGCAGCGCAGCTTGGCAGGCAATACATAGGTTATGAGCTTCGGGACGTTCAGGTAGAGGCTAATAGGGTGCAAGCTGACGTTATATGTGAGGATGTGGCCCCAGCATGGGTATGCGACGACAGTATGAATATTGACAAGGCTGATATAACGGCCGATTTTCTATTCACTTGCCCACCATACGCTGACCTTGAGGTATATAGCGAAGACCCTAAAGACCTGTCGACCATGGGGTACGCAGACTTTAAGGACGCATACTTTGAAATAATCAAGCGGTCATGTGCCAAGCTAAAGGACAACAGGTTTGCTTGTGTTGTTATAGGTGAGGTAAGGGGCAAGGATGGAAACTATTACAATTTCGTTGGCGACACTATCCAAGCATTTCTCGAGGCTGGCATAGATTATTACAATGAGATGATATTAGTCACAGCCATTGGCAGTTTGCCTATAAGGGTAGGGCGGCAGTTCAACGCAGGGCGCAAGATAGGGAAGACGCACCAGAACGTATTAGTGTTTGTTAAGGGCAGCGCAAAGAAGGCAACCCAAGCTATAGGGGATGTTGAGTTTGGAGAGGCTAAAGAGGATACCGCAGATGAAGGGCTTTAATTCCTTCAGCAACAAGCAGGTCTGTGTCTTTGCCAAGCTGCTGGTAGAAGCCAGGGCGGCTATACGCTGCCCAGCCCTGTTGAATAACCTTCTTGTGTTCGCCAAGGCGAGGCCAGCTAGAGGCCAGCTTAAGGGCTTTGCCCCAGTCGCCAGCCTTCATGTGGCTTTTAAGTGTATCTATCTTGCGTTCCATGTAAGGACATTAGCCGTACTGTACAATGTTGTCTATACTAACAAGGCTGTTGTGTAGTATAAATGAAATCAAGGCAGCAGCTTGACGATGAGCATTGGGACGCTGAATTGAATAGCCGATTATGCTATGACGTAGCTATACAGGCTTTAAGAGAAAGGTTCTTAGCGGAGAAATTCCCCACTATAAAAGAAAATGAAAACAAAACGCACAAACAAAGGCAAAACAATGGTAACTAAGCCATCATTCAAACCAACCGATGATGAGCGTAGGTTGGTGGATCAAATGACGGCTGTTGGTATTCCTCAAGAAAGCATCTGCAAGATTATACGTGATGGCATTGATGACAAGACTTTACGCAAGCATTTCCGCAGGGAGCTTGATACAGCTAAGATTAAAGCTAATGCCAAGATAGGTGGCACGTTGTTTAACAAGGCTGTCAATGGCGATACAACAGCAGCTATTTTCTGGGCTAAGACGCAAATGGGATGGAAAGAAACAACCATACAGGAGCATAGCGGACAGGACGGAGGACCGATATTGTTATGGGGCAAGAAGCCTACGCAGTAGGGGCAGCATCTAGCGTCTTTGATGACTTCTTTGTGCCAAGTCGTTACAAAGCGTTATATGGGGGCAGGGCTAGTGCGAAGTCTCATTTTTTTGCAGAGTGCATGATTGCCAACGCTGCTATGAACACAGGCTTTCGTGGGCTGTGTGTTCGTGAAGTGCAAAAATCATTGAAAGAAAGTGCGAAACGATTACTGGAGGATAAAATCAATGTTATGGGCTATGGTGCTAAGTTTAATATCAAGCATGACGAAATAGGAACACCTGGGGGCGGTGTGATAAGTTTTACAGGCATGAACCAGCAAAACAGCGAGAGTGTTAAATCTTATGAGAATTACAGCGTCTGTTGGGTTGAGGAAGCTAGTGTGTTTAGTGCTAGATCATTAGAGCTAATACGCCCAACCATTCGTGCGCCAAGCTCAGAGCTATGGTTTAGCTGGAACCCTCACCACGCCTCTGACCCTGTAGACAAATTCTTTAGGGGCTTGTCACCGCCTGATAATGCAATCATCCGCAAGGTTACTTATGAGGATAACGAGTTCTTGCCACATGAGATGGTTGAAGAAATGCAAATGGACAGGAAGAACAGCCCTGATAGATTTGCACATATTTGGTTGGGCGAATATGCGCCTCAAGCTGTTGGTGCTATCTGGAACATGGCAAACATACATGAGAATAGACGGCATGAGATACCGCCACTCAAAAGGATACTAGTAAGCGTTGACCCAGCCATTAGCAACACAGACCATAGTGACGAGCATGGCATAATCTGTGGTGGCATTGGCGAGGACAACAGGGGCTACATTATAGACGATGTATCCATGAATGGCAGTCCACAACAATGGGCAGAACGAGCCGTGGCAACTTATGACAAGTACGAGGCAGACGCTATTGTGGTTGAGCGTAACCAAGGCGGTGACATGGTGCGCCACACAATTAAAACAGTTAGGCCACAAATAAAGATAGTTGAGGTGACGGCAACAAGGGGCAAGCACGTTAGGGCAGAGCCAATAAGTGCATTGTACGCTACCAACCAAGTAAGTCACATTGGAAGTTACCCCGAATTAGAGGCGCAAATGTGTCGCATGACAACTGCTGGCTATGAGGGTGATGGCAGTCCAGACCGCTGTGACGCAATGGTTTGGCTGTTTACAGAGCTATTTCCATCGATAATCAAAAGGCCAAAAAAGAAACTAGGCAAACCAAAAGCAACTGGTTGGATGGGTTAAGTGATTGTCAAGCTAAATATTTAGTGATAGTTTGTTTGCGAATTAATGGATGGGCATTACATGGCAACAGAAGACGAAGAATTATTAGAGGCCGCCAAAGAACAGTTTTCACAATCTGTTGACGCTTTTGAGGCGAACCAAACACGTTATGAAAAGGACGTTAAATTTGGGCGCATGGGTGAGCAATGGAACGCTGATGATATAGAGGCGAGGAAGAACCAAGGCCGCCCTAGCTTGACCGTGAACAGGATGCCGAGCTTTATCAGACAGGTGGTCAATGATGCTAGGCAAAACAAACCATCCATTAAAGTACACCCATTTGATGACAAGGCAGACCCAGAAACAGCAGAAGTAATTAACGGCATTATTCGCAACATTGAGCAAGTATCAAAAGCAGACTTGGCGTATGACACCGCTATAGACTGTGCAACGAGTGGGGGCTTTGGTTATTTTCGTATTGACCTTGATTATGCTGATGACGATACCTTTGACATGGACATTCGCATCAATCGCATCTTAAACCCTTTGACAATATACCCAGACGCAGCATCGACTTGTGCGGATAGTAGTGATTGGAATTACTGTTTCGTAACAGAGATGATGCCCAAAGACGAGTTTGAGGATCAGTACCCAGAAGCTGACGCAATTAACTGGTCACCCACACATTTAGAAAACAATGACCAAGCATGGTATGACAAGGATCAAGTAAGGGTTGCTGAGTATTGGGTGCGTGAGCCTGTCAACAAAACAATTTATCTGATGTCATCTGGCGATGTTGTAAGCGAAGAAACATACACCCAATTGGAAAGCGAATATGCTGCGGCTGGCATAGAGTTATTAAACACAAGGGCCACGACTAGCCACAAGGTTACGCAGTACATTATGAATGGTCAGCAAGTCTTGGAGACAAACGAGTGGCCTGGTAAGTTCATCCCCATTGTGCCTTTATATGGCGAGGAAGTATTTATAGATGGCGAAAGGCATTTTTTCAGCCTTATTCATTTTGCCAAAGACGCACAATCTATTTACAACTACTGGCGCACAACTACGACAGAGCTAGTTGCAATGGCTCCCAAGACCCCTTGGATTGGGCCGTCTGGGTCATTTGATACTGACCTTGATCGTTGGCAAAATGCAAACACAGAGACTTATTCTTACTTGGAATATGATGGTGATGTGCCACCACAACGCCAACCATTTGCTGGCCCACCAGCAGGGGCATTGCAAGAGGCTCTAAATGCTAGTGACGATATGAAATCAGTTATGGGCTTGCATGATGCAAGTATGGGGGCGCAGTCTAACGAAATAAGTGGTGTTGCAATTGGCAAACGTGTCCGTGAGAGCGACACAAGCACCTATCATTTCATTGATAATATGGCTAGAGCCATCAGACACGCAGGGATTATAATAGTTGACCTGATGCCTATGATATACAGCAAGCCTAGAATGATGCGTGTATTGGGCGAGGATGGTGTGCCGCAAACTGTTGCTGTAAACCAGCAATTAACAAAAGAACAAGAAATGCTGCAAGGCGAAATGATGGAGCAACGTGAGGCTATGGACGCTATTTATGACCTCACTGTTGGCAAGTATGACGTTACAGTTAAGGCTGGCCCCAGCTACACAACGCAACGAGAGGAAGCAAGGGAAAGCATGATTGCGCTGTTGCAAGCCTTCCCACAGGCCGCAAGTGTTACTGGTGATCTTGTTGTTAATGCGATGGATTGGCCTAACGCTGACATTTTCGCCAAGCGTTTGAAGTCTTTGTTACCCCCAGGGGTTATAGACGAGCAAGATGATCCACGCCTAGCGCAGATGGGTCAGCAGATGCAAGGTATGGAACAGGTTATAAATCAATTAATGGCTGATCGTGAAGGCAAGCAAGCTGCAATACAAGTTGATCGTGAAAAGCTGGTTATTGACAGCCGTAAAGTTGACATTGACTATATGCAAGCTGAAACAAAGCGCATGGAAGCTGAGATCAAAAACAAAGAGGCTGACATCAAGGCAGCAGAAGCCATGCGAGAAGATAGCCCCAACAACACGCCCATCATGGTCAAGCAAATGGACAACGCCATGAAAGAGGTTGCGCTAACGCAAGAGGCGCAGATAGCGACAGACAAGTTGGATATAGAGCGTGAAAAGTTAGAGATTGAACGTGATAAGTTAAACTTGGAAAAGTACAAAGCTGACATGGATGCCACTGTGAAGATGACAGGCAAAACAGACGTTGATGTAACTGTTAATGAAATAGAGGTATCGCCAGCAGAGTAATTGCACAGAGTAGATTACAGCATGGTGTTGTAATTTCTGTTTGATTATCGTGGAGAGCAAAGATATGATTATAGATGACGAAGTGGGTAGCGTAGCAGAAACGTCCACAGCCGAAGCCGAAGAAGTCTTAACAGACCAGCCCGAAGCTGAAGACCAAGATTCTGAGAGTGTTGCTGAAGACAGCGACAACGAAGAACCCGAAGAAGCCGAAGAAGGTGAAGGATCGGAGACAGAAGACGAGCAGCCCGAACTGGGTTCTAATTCTGAAACTGTGGAAGTTGAATACGATGGCGAGGTGTATGCAGTACCTAAACGGCTAAAAGACGCTGTGATGGCAACAAAAGATTACACCGAAAAGACCCAATCGCTCGCTGATGAGCGTAGGAACTACGAAGCCGAAAAAGCAGACTTTACACAGTATATGGAAGCAACAAAGGCACAGTCAGAGCAAATGGCTAATTTAGCTGCTATAGATCAGCAGTTAAAAAGTTTTGAGGCTTATGATTGGAACGCAGCTTTTGATGCAGACATAACTTCAGCCAACAAGTTGCAACACCAACAACAGCAACTTCAGGCACAGCGTGGTCAACTTGTAGGAGCTATCCAGCAAGGTGAGCAACAGCGTCAGGAAGCACAGCATCAAAATATGGTGCGAGTTGCGGAAAGAACAGACGCCAAACTCGCCAAGGAAGTTACAGGTTGGGGCGATGAAATGAAGTCTGATTTAGGCAAGTTTGCGGTTGACATGGGTTTGCCAGCTAATATGGTTTCTAACGCTGTAACCTACCCAGAAATTAACATCCTCAGATTAGCCCAAATTGGTTACAAGACAGAAAACCAGGTTAAGGCAGCCGTTAAGTCTAAGGATAAAAAGATCGTGCAAGTAAAACCATCTAAAAATCTAAAGCCAAAACGACAGTCTGCGCCTAAAACACTCTCAAACGTGACTGACCCAGTTGCCTATAGGGAACTACGGCTGGCACAAAAAAGGAAAGCAAAGGGCTAAATTATGGCTAATACAAACCTAACTATCGATCAGATCACCAACGAAGCGTTGATGATCCTGCATCAAGAACTAAACTTTGTTGGTACGATTAACCGACAGTATGATGACAGTTATGCAAAATCTGGAGCCAAGATTGGCGATAGCTTGCGTATACGTCTTCCAAACCAATACACTGTAAGAAGTGGCGCTGCTCTTAGTACTCAAGACACAACAGAGCAAAGCACCACCCTACAGGTAAGCACTCAAAAAGGTGTGGACGTTAATTTTACATCTGAAGAACTAACAATGGATATTGATAGCTTTTCTGATCGTATTCTTAAGCCAGCCATGAGTGTGCTTGCAGCTAACATTGAAGCGGATGTTATGAACGTGGTGTTGGATGTTCCAAACCAAGTTGATAATGTTGGCAGTGCCTTTACATTTGCAAAGGCGTTAGCTGGTAACAAAACTTTAACTGACAACCTCGCACCATACACTGATCGTTGCCTAAACATGGCAACTCAGGACAATGTTGACTTGGTTGACGCTCTTAAAGGGTTGTTTAATGCACAAGATGGCTTGTCAAGCAACTATAAGAAGGGACGTCTAGCTGGCCCATTTGCTGGCTTTGATGGCATCTATGAGAACACCTTGTGGCCCACACTGACCACAGGCTCTGACGATGGCACAGGCGATCACAAAGTTAATGGTGCTGACCAAACTGGTGCATCTATCACGCACTCAAGCAA